TGTCACCGATAACAACGGCAAAATGCCAAGCGCTAAAGAAGTACGCCGCAGCGGCCGCAGAAATCCCGCCAGTCGTTGCCTTCGTGTCAGCACCAGTTGTGGACGCTGTGTAGGTGATCACTTCAATCGTGGTCCCTGCATTCGGTTGTGCGTAGTATGCTGATGCCACCTTATAGATGTCAGTGCCTTCCGCGTAGTCAGCTGCTAAGGCGTCCAAGCTTGAATACACTTGGTCCTTCTGGGTATCACCTTTAATAAAAAGTCCCGGAACCCCTAAGCCAACAGGGATTACCGGGTGGTTGACATCGATCGTAACAGTGATGTCACCAATCTTCGTAGCTACAGTCATTTAGCTACCTCCTTAATTTGTATTGTCTAAGTTAATCTTATCGATGGTTGGAATATCTTCATGGAAGCCATCCACTACTCGAAGGTGTAAATCAAACCCAACGCGCCGTTCATAATTGACGGACTGAAAAACGCTTCGGTTGTCGAAAGAATCAACATCGGCAATGACGATATCGTTATCCATTCGAAGTTTGCGACGCACGGCATCAGATTTGAGATTCTTGAAGAGCTTCATAGCGAGGTCTTGAGCCTTAATGCTGTTGTCACTACAGCAAGTCATTGAGACCGTCAAATCGAACATCTCGCCGTTATTCATTTGCTCCATGTCCTTGATGTAAGGCGTGGTTATTTTATACGTGAAAAAAGGGTAAGCGCGTTGCGGGCCAGAGAAGTCCTGCTCAACTAAGTCACATCCCACTAGTTCTTTGACCTCGTCAATTAAAACATCAGCCAGCGCTCCATACTCAAAAGAACCGTCAGTCATGGTTACTTGCCCCCTTCAGGTCGTACTCGTGCACGTCAGAGTAATCCGTATAATCCCGCTCGTGGTCAACAACGTATTTTCGACCGGTCCGCTTATTTTCAACAATGGTTCCCTTAGGGGCCTCCATCGTTGAATACCAAACAGCATCGTAAGATTGCGTCTCCCCACCCGCGTTATGCTGAACCTCCATGCTGTACAGTGATGTCTTGGATGGCACCACCAGTGGCTCACTGACCTCAACTGGTGGCGTCTCAGAGTCCTTAACCCAAGTTCCATGCTCTAAGTGACCACCCTCGCCATTGGCAGGTAGATACACTAGCAGCGGGATTCCAAATTCCACTAGCATGTCGGCAAACTCTTCATACATCAGACGTTCACCACCTTATAAGTAACGGCTTGAAGTAGGTGTCCGGTGTCCTCCAGCGGGGAACTAGAACCTTTTCTGGCGATAGTTGCGGGAGCGTTGGCTGGTGACTCAATGGAACGAATTTTGTTCTGGATATCGCGCTGAATGCGGATACCCAACCCCTCCATAATCTCTCTAGCTGTGGCCCTGCTTTCACCCATCCCCAAATCAACTACTCGGTCGACAATGTACTCGATCCAGTCGTCCACCTTTTCATCAAAAGTCGACCGAATGAAGGAACGCTCTGGGATATGAACTTTCTTTGCCAGATAGAACATCGGGATAAGTCCACCTTTACCATCACTGACAGCAAGAATATTTTTATCCTTAGGTCGAAAAAGTCCCTCAATATCTCGTGCCTTGGCTCCCTTTGGCGCATTCTCGGTGGGAATCGTCAACCATTTGCCGTTTTTCGGTTCAATATCAGCGCCATACTCGTTGGCGGACGCAATCATTTGCATAAACGACCCGTCCTCACCAAATATCCCAACCTGCAACTGTAGATGACTTAACTCTGCCATCTCCCGTTCGACATCTGGAATCCTGTCGAAATCTTCCATCAAATCACCACAATTCTTAGGGAACCGCCGTCACCGAACTGACTCAACAAGTAGTTGTACCGGTCGGCCCAAGCATTGACGCCCTTGAAGTATTGCTTTTTCAAATCCCCAACCTGTTTCAGAGAAACACGATCATCCTCACGACTGATTAGGCTTGCTGCTAGATAGCGACATGCCTGCTCCTGATACTGTGCGGGGAAGCCACGGCTCTGAACCTCGGTCCAAGCGTCATCAATCGCGAGTTGAATAGTATCATCGCTGACCTTCGACAAGTCCGACCGAATCAGCCGAACGTTCTGGATGGTGCTCTTATCCGCTTCATCCACTTAGACCACCTCTATTCATCTTCTGGGGTCTTCAATTCAGCAATCCGAGCCTTCAACGTGTCCACCATCTTCTTACGACCGGCGCCGCGTTGTTCATCGGCTAACCACTTGGTCAGTGTCTCAACCGATACGGTGTCAGCAATTTCAGGCAGCGCTTGGTCAAGGGTCATGTCAGTAACGCTTTGCACGTCCTTGCCACCTTTACCTTCAACAGCAGATAAGGTGCCCTTTTCAATTAAAAAAGCATTCAACTTGTTCGACTTGATAGCCGCGTTGAATGCTTCGGATTGCTTCTTGGTGAGTTGGTTAGAACCGGGGACCAGTTGCACCCCACCAACGTTGTGAATGAATTTACCCTTATTTTTAACTAACATGGCGTCCTCCTTAGATTCCTGACAGCTTAACGATGGCGTACGGCGTCTTGATTACCAGGCCACCGGTCCGTTCATCATAAGGCACAATCGTGTTAGGATAGTGCGCTTCTTGTGGGAACTGCGTGACGTCACGAGGGAGCAAGAAACCACCGGTTTGTGAAGTGGAATCAAAGATCATCGCACATTCTGAGTTATCCAACCCCTTACCAACTAAAGCAGAGGTTGTTTCGATGGAATTAAACCAGCCGGCGGCCTTGATGACTTCCAGAATGGTACGAGAGTCGTAGTCACTGTAGCGTGAGTTCAAGGACTCATACTGAGCTGGTGCTAAGACTAGCTTCAACCGTGCTTGATTGAACCCTGGAATTACAGTGATTAAGGACTTAGCCTTACGCAAAGTCTCTTGCATCTCTGCCCCAGTAGATTCTGAAAACTTCTTGTCAGCGTTCATTGCCTGAATACCTTCAAGGTTTGTCAGACCAGTGATACCAACCTTTGATTCCCCGTTGAAGATGATGTCATTTTCCTTTTCGGAGATTGCCCGGCGGACCGTTTCAGCTTTATCCGTTTGAAGCGGTTGTCCGGCCATTTGAGCGGCAAATACTTCCTGATACGTGAAGTGAATACCAGCGGCAATGGTGTAGATTGGCTGATAAGCTCGCTTAACGTCTTCGTCGACCATCGGCAAGTCATCGGCCCCGTTGGCAATAACCTTGGCAGCACCGTGCCGGGTCATTAGGCTGTACCCGTAGGTCTCTGCCCCGGGATTTACCCCCGGAATTGTCGGAAACAGTGACCGACCAATCAATTCTTCTTGTGGTGCCTTAAGCACCGTCTTTTCCATCGCGATTAAGTCGCGATTTTCAATCATCGCTAATTCTTGTGGCATCTACTGTCGCCTCCTTATGGCAAGTTAATTTGAAGTTGGGCCGTTGAGCCCGCAGTGGCGTCGTCGGCAACAAACTTACCCGCCGTCTTAAACGTCCCCACAATCGTGTCAGCACCTGCGGCTGGCTTGAAGTTCCCAGTCGTTCCGTCAACAGCAGCTGGTTGACCTTCCGTAACATCGGCCGTGATGGCAACGTTGATGGTCCCCTTACGCAAAACAGGAACCATTTGCTTAGCCTTGTACTTAGACGTTTGTGGTGAATCATCCAAGTTATCGACGTAGTCCTTGGCTACTGCAACGCCATAGAACTTACCATCACTAACGGTCGTAACAGCCCCCGAACTCATTTGAACGGCGGCCCCGGCAGCTACTACTCCTGCAGCAACCGCTGAGTCAACTTCTGTATGCCGAATGTCGGCAATCTTGCCCAACCCAATGTTGGGGTCCATGTACATTTGTGGTCGTGGAATTAATCCCATGAGTTATCCCTCCTTTACTTGTAGGCGTTGGCTCGGTCGCCTTTGAGCTTATCTACCGAGTCAGTTTCGTTTTGATTCCCACCTTGGCCACCCAACGTGTGAGTGAACCCTTTCTTATCTGCCAAGGAAACCGCAGAATCGTAGAATGCATTGATATAGTCGTCAGACTTATCCTTTTCATCAAAGGAATCATTGGTGGTCTTAATGGCAGCCACCTTAACTTCCCGGTCAGTCTTCCCCTTGAAGTCGAAGCTATCACCAACAAAACGAGCTGCGCTAGTCTGAAGTGCAAGCCGTGCGTCAATGCGCTTGTCTAAGGCGTCTTGGTCAAGTTGCTTATCCTGAGCATCCTTGAGTTGCGTCTTTAAGGCATCCCGTTCACCCTTAAGTGAATCGGCTTCCTTTTTAGAGCTTGCCGCTTCGTCATTCGCCCCATTCAATTGCTTCTTTAGCTTTGCAAGTTCAGCCTCTTTAGCGGCCACTTGCTTCTTTAAGTCGTCGTGGGCATCTGCAACATGCTGGTCCACTTCGAACTGTTGGCTGTCGATAATCAAATTAGCCATGTGTTTTCCTCCTGTATTCGTGTTGTTATCGCCCATAACAAAAGCCGCACTGTCATGAATTGAAATTCCATGACCTGCGCGGCCTCTATCTACGATAGCAATGTGATTTATCTTGATGTTGCGCTGAGCGGCGTCATACTGGGCTCCGCCGTACTCTCCGGATTCTGTAGGAACGTCAGCATTGAAGCCAATCGAAAGTTCCCGCTTACCCGACTTAACCTGAGCAATCATGTCTGGGTCCGTAATGGTTGCCCCAACTACCAGCTTATTGTCTTCAACGTGGGCGTCACTGTCGGTCATCCCTACAGATAATGCCTTGAAGTTCCGCACATCGACACCCACGTTTGGGTGGTCATTAGTCAATGGCTTATTGTTGGCAGATTCGATGGTCTCCTTAGAAAATACCTCATCCGGAAGCTTTGCCACTTGGGAGACACTTCCACCATTACGCATATACGGGAAGACTCCGGGACGCGTAATCGGAAACTCGCCGTGTAAATAACCTTCAGGCGTTTCAGTATACTTGCCAAGCTCAGCACGATCATAAAATTTCATGCAATCACCTCCTATGGCAATTGCAGAACCTTACCGGGCTTAACCGAATAGTCCTTCAAGCCATTAATTTGTACAAGTGTGTCCAGTGAAATACCAGCATCAGTGGCAACCCGCCATAGCTTGTCGCCTTCTTTTAAGGTCACGGTCTTGGCCGCACTCTTAGGCTTAGTTGCTGGTGCTACTGGTGTCGTACTCGAAGCATACATGCTAGTAGCAATTTTAGAGCTAGGTGCTGCAGAGCTTGGCGTACTTGCGGCACTAGATGAATTTGTATCTGCCATACTTTCACCTCCCTTCGTTTCGTTATTCTTCTGAGTCATCTAATTCGTCATCAAAAACCGGATCACCAGTACAACGGCACCCATAATCTTCTCCGGGTAGCAAGTCAGCCGTGTCGTAGTTGTAGATAATGCCTTCACGTGCCACATGACTGGCACGTTCACGCTCGTCCATCATTCCACGCCATTGAAAGTGGTTAATTCCAGCTGCTTGGTGCCTAGTACGGGTCATCTGACTGTAGATAGTCCCGGACTGGTCCCGGGCAATGAAAGCGGCGCGATTGCGACTCATCTTGCCTTGGTGACGGATTGCTTCCGCCATCTCACCATAAGACTGCCCCTTTGTGACGCCACGGTAGATAATCTGCTCAATCTTCGTCGCATAATCATCGCGGATACCCTTGATGTAACTGACATTTTCGGCAATCTTACCTTTGACGTAGCCGTCAAGCTGCGCATCCCCTGCGACTGGATTAATTGCCATGATTACCGGCTTACCACTAGGAAGCAACGTTGCATGCTTCACCAACTCGTGAGCCTGAATCTGTGACGACACGTTGGCACGATTACTGGTGTTGATAGCCGACATAAACCGCTCAACCATTTGCTGGGCGTCGGTATCAGTGAACGAACCGAGGATCAATTCTTTTAGCCGTTCGATCAGAGACTCAACCCAGTCGATCATGTCGTCGTTGTAAAGTGAGTCGTTAACGGTTCCCCGGTTGATTACAGGCTTGACCACCGATTTAAGTAGCAGCAGTGTAGTGCTCTCAACTTGGCCTACAGCCTTACCGACAGTATGTGCGTATGATTTCTCAATTCTTAGTGGATAACGCGTGTGTGGCACTCTCATGGCTAATCACCGCCATGTTCTTTGCGATAAGCCTCAACTACCGCCCGGCGCTCGTCATCACTCATACTGTCCATATCAACGGAACCATCCGGGTCCATGCCACTGGAACCAAAACGTGCCTCTCGAACCTCTTCAGGTCCTTGCACGCCGTTTTGAATGTAAATCTGGTCGGCCTGGGCATTTGCTAGGCGAATCTGTGAATCGGTTTGCGAATCAACCGACCACAGCGGGTTAAATTCGATGGACCAGTTAACGGTGTCGGGGTCTAGCGATCCGCCGCACTCATCACTGGCTCGCATAAGCAATTTGAGCAAATATTCCAGCTGTGGTCGCATCTTGTTCTCTTGGTCCGAAGCAATGCGGCTATAGTAGTTCATCACATCATACTGTGCCCCAGTCAGTGTTCCGGCCTCTTGGCCTTTAAGAACCGACTTAGGCATGCGGGCCGCGCCACTAAGGTATTCCCACAAGAAATCAAGCAAGCTGTCGATGCCGCCGACGTTGGTTGATTCTTTGGTCAATTCGTCCTTGTCACTAATCAACGCGGTGGACTCAGTTCTAAACTTGGACGAAGCGGCCGCCCCGACCTGCAACAGCTTATCGGGGCTCGTGTCGTCAACCGATGGAGACTTGAAGACTTTGAAAACGTAGTCGTAAAGAATCTCACCGACCGAGTAGAGCCCTGTATCCATCGTCATCAAGATGTCGTAAATGGTCTCCAATAGCGAGATGCCTTCCGTTTCATCTTCGAACCGCAGTTCTTGTTGGCGAAGCAAACGTGACTTATCTACCTGCTGTACCCCATAATAATTTGACCCTTGCACGTCAGCGGTTCCGTTGTTGATCTGATAACTTAGAGCTTGCCCGTAAGTTGGTGAGAAGACGTCATCATCGAACTTGGTCTCGTTGACCTTCTTGGAGCTAAACGCCGTAATAAATGGGATTCGCAACAGTCTGTCCGGGTTCAAAGGGTCCTCAAGACCATAATTCCAGCTCTCGGTCGTACTGATAGCGATATACCCCGCTCGGTAAAGCCGTGAGTATCGGTAAAGGTCCTTGAATCGTTTCTGAGCATTCAGTTCATTTAATCGTGCCTCATACTTAGCTGCTAGGGCATTATCGTCCATCTTTATATGCCAGCCATTACGGGTCATATCCTCAGCGGGAATGTCCACAATGTTGCGGGCCATCGAATTACCCCGATAAAGTTGCTCCAACTCGTAGTCACCCAAATGGTGTCCCATCCCCGGCCGCTGCATGCGGAAGGGGTCTGGGTGTCGTGTTCCTGCCGTTGGTGCCTGCTTGGTCTGCATAAAGTCCATAATCAATGGATTACCATCAAGTCCCACAATATCTTTGCTCATTCACTCACCTCCTTGCTTATACAACGCCGAAGCGCTTCTCTAGTGATTCGTATTGAATAATGTACTTTTCTAGTCCGTATCTAAGTGCATCAATAAAGTGATTATTGGCGTCTACCGGCTTATTCAACCAGTTTCCGTCCTTATCACGGTCAAAAACGTACGTGTTAAACTCTTCAATCGCATGCACACAACTAGGCAGGATGTGAATTCGATAGCCCTGCAAGAAGTTGATTCCATAGTCGATTGAATCAGGGCCTTTAATCGACGCATGCATACGCCGCACGCCTTTAGCCTGTAACTCATCAATCAAACGGGGTTCAGCGCAGTCAGCGCCAATGTCTGATTTCAGATAGTGGTTATCGTCCAACCAATCGAAGATGTCCTGTGTCGTCATGGCCTTCTGATACAACTCTTTAAAAATCCAGATATCCTTGGTCTCACGATTAATAGCAGCTTCAGCAAAGGTCGTGGGGTCATGAGTGAACCCAAAGTCCATCCCGTGACCTACGCCATCCGACTCAGCTACTACCTTGTTGACATCAAAGTCTTCAACAATCCAGTTTTCAAATACAAGTCCCTCAGCAACACCCCAGTTGCCGTCACAGACAATCTGAGCCCGTCTAGGGTTAGTTCGATACAGGTCAAGGTACCGCTGCTTATCGTCCTCACCCAGCCATTCGTTGCATCTAAAAGTCGTGGTTTGAGCAAACACGTCCTTGTAACGGGTCTCTTCGTCCCAGAACTTCTTCTTGAGCCACGAGCGATCTGACCAAGGGTTGAACGTCAACGTTACCTGCTTAAAAAAGTCTGGTGATGGATTAGTCCCACGAATGGATTCCATCACAGTTTCGAACTTATCGGCGTTCTCAATCTCGTAAGCTTCTTCAATCCAGACGAAACATAGGTTCCCTTTTGGCACTGATATGGATGTGATTTTCAACGGATCATCCATTCCGCGAAATAGGATTTTCTGCCCCGTCGGCATATACGTAATTTCAGGCAATCCAGAATTGCATTTAAAAAGACCATCCGCCTGTAATCGGTGAATAGCCCAGCAAAGGTCCGTGTAAGTCGATTGCCGGTTCGTGTTGCTGTAACGCCGAATCACAAGCAAGTTAGCCCAGGGGTACTGCATGATGCGGCTGATAAAGTTGAGTGCAGTCGTTTTAGACTTCTTAGAGCCACGTGAACCTTTTCACGACACGGTAAAAGTGCCTATCGTTCCAGAAATGTCCGTAGCCCTCCCCAACTAATTCATTTACCGTTGGTATCTTCTCCATTGTCACAACCACCTCCTACATTCCGGTAATGTTTCCCAGAAAGCATGTCATATGCTGCAGACTGTGACATACCCAGTTCCTTGGCTATTTCCACGGATGTTTTGCCATCCATATAGTCTTTTCTGGCACGCATCACCTGTTCGTTTGTGAGTTTTCGTCTAAAACTAGGCTTATTCTTAAAAGTAGATACTCGTAATCCATTTTTATAAGCTCTTCGCAAATTTTCAGATCGATTTACCCATTCCAGATTGTGCAGCACATTGTTATCTTTGTTACCATCTTTGTGATCAACGTCTAGTGAATAATCATTGTTGGACAAAAAGGCCATGGCAACGAGTCTGTGAACCTTTCTTTTTCTTGTTTTTTTATCGATTCCTCTCAAAGATACCAGAACATACCCTGTTCTATTATGCCGCTGTTTAATAATCTGACCGGGCCAAAATTGTAACTTGCTGTGATTGGGAACGTATCTGTCCAATGACCTAACTCTGCCTTGATCACTAACTTGATATGATCCTTCGTAACCTGGAATATCTTTCCACTTTTCCATAATATGGTCACTTCCTTAGCCACATTATATCATTACTACTCGGTATTATTATCATCTACTTCAACCTGTTCATCATCGCTGACTCTGGTAGCGCTAATAACAATTGGGTGTACATTGTCCGTCTTAGCGTTATCCTTTTTAAGCTGGGCAACTTCTGCTTTAGCCTTGTCAACTTGGGCCTCCATCAACGTGA